ACACCACCCACTTTGATTACAATGTTGTCCATGTGACACCCCCTGTCAAATTGTCTCAGTTACCGCAAAACGGTAATCATATTTCTTTTTGCCCTTGCGAACTACCTTGTACAGTGTTTCGCTGTCAGCCTTCAGTGTAAATTCAAGAGTAACTTCTTTTTCAGTATCATCCCTGTCAAGGATTCCGCTGGCATTGAACGCATCAAGTACAGCTTCAAATACACCATTCTTGATACCGTCAACGATCTGATTGTTATTAGCTACTGCATTTCGGTTTCCCATCTTACCGACCATCTCAGGTCCTGCTTCGTTTGCAATGAATAACTGTCCCATTTCCGGGAAACCACCCTTTGCGTACCATTGCAAATTAAAACGTGGTAATGAAAATGAGAAATTACCAATACGGATGCTCCCACCTGTCCAGTCCCAACCAATGTGTGGCATAGGAATATGAACACTTGAAAATCCGTTTGCAAAGTTCTGAATGATACTTGATCCTACATCAAACAGGTTTGGAATAGCGTTCCTGATTGTCTCAGGAAGTGTACCGAGAACACTGGTGAATGTAGAAACTTTTTCATTAAATCCATCTTTCAGGCCGGAAACAATGTCAGAACCTTTTTGTAAGACTTTGTTCTTGATGTTTCCAATTGCTTTCAGTACTTTACCCGGAATTTCTTTAATATAATTCAGGAACTTGCTGATATTATCTTTCACACCTTTCAGCAGGCCATCAATGATATATCCACCCTGTTCAGCCATAACGGTTGACGGTGAATGAATACCAAATGCAGCTGTAAAACCTTTCATGAATGGTGTAAAAATATGATCTTTTATCCACTCTGCAATGCCAACAACGGCATCCTTGATACCTTTAAAGATTCCTTTGACAACATTTCCACCACATTCTTCAATCTTCTTCTGGAAGTATTTCTGAGCACCAGAAACTGCATCAGAAAGAAGACCACCAAAAAATGCAGATAAGCCACCAAATGCAGCGCCAATAAGTTCAAAGAATCCGTCAGCTATGCCGTTCCAGTCAATAGCAGCTAAACCATCACGAACTTTTTCACCAATTGTCCACCAGTCAATGCCCTCAATCGCAGCTATGCCAAAATCAAAAACACCTTTGATTCCATCTGATATAGTTTGTCCTAAATTGACAAAATCAATGGTATTTACTGCATTATTGACAAAATCTGCAAGTGCTGTACCAGCACCTGTCCAATCGAAGTTATTGATAGCGGTATGGAAGAAGTCCAGAATGGTATTGATGCCATTACCGAACGACTGACCAACTAACGCCCAGTCAGTTGTTTGAATGAAGCTGTTTAGTGTATCAGTAATTCCTGTTGCAATATTGCGTACAGTTTCCTGTATCAGGTTCCAGTCCAGACCACCCAGCGCACCATTGATACCGTTACCAATTGCTTTCCCAAGGCTATCCCAGTGGAAATTTTCGGCAAACGTATTTGCCATACCGAAGGCGGTGTTGATGCCTTGAGCAAGGGTATTACCAACCAGTTTCCAGTCAACTGTTTCAAGAAAACCGTTCAGAAAAGTGGCAACACTCTTTGCAATCTTGTTGCAGGTGTTCTTGATCTTATCCCATGGGATGCTGTTCAGTGCGGCATTCAGTTTATTACCGACCATAGCACCGATTTCTGTAAAATCAGCATTCTTCCATGCCTGTTTAATCATGTCGGCAATCCCTTTAATCTTTGAAGGAATGCTTTCAGTCTCAAACATATCTGAAGGTGACAGACCACCTGTATCAGCTATTCCACTGTTACTGTCAGAACTGCTGTTATCATCCATCTTATTGATCTGGTCAAAACTCAGAATGGTACGTTTCAATTCCTCATTTGCTTTTTTGGCATTTTTAGCTGAATTGGCATTACTGTTCAGGCTCTTGGCGTAATCCTGCTGAACTTTTTTCGCTTTAATGTAAGTTGTTTTACCTGTTAATGCACTCGTCAACTGACCAAATGTATTAACTACAGAAATAATCTTCTGGATCAGTGTATTCAGAATAGGTGCGATCACATTCAAAATAGGTGCAAATGCTGCCGCAAATGCATTCTTTAACTGCGTCAGGGAAGACATCAGCATTGAAATACTGTTATTTGTCTCACCACTGTACTGTGCCAGGTTTTTGAATCCATCTACTAACGCACTTCTCAGCTTGTTCACCAAAGCAAAAAGTGACCTGATACCGAACGCATATTTGAGAATGTTTTTTAATCCACCGCCCAGTCCACCAGATGCTGATTTTGTTGCACCTGTGAACCTTCGTAAAACAGGAATACCGCTTGTAAACTTCTGTATGAGAGCTGCAAATGCACCAGATGTCCTTTTAATGACTGTGGTTACCTTTGTCAGTGCAGACGCTATACCACTAATAATCTTTTTCAAACCACCCCAGCCCTTTTGAGCAGCGTTCAGCCCCAAATTTCCAAGACCTAACGCACCTTTACCAAGCCTTTTAAAGATTTCTTTCGGTATAGAATAGCCCCTTGTAAATGCAGTACCGTTTGACTGCATTTCAGCCATTTCATTTTTGTACCCTTCAATCTCATTTTTGGCTCCCTGAATGTCATACTGTAATGACTTCCACGCTGAACTGTTCTTTTTCACACCAATTGCTTCGTACTTTTCCTGTTTTGCGATTAAAGAACTAAGCGTACCTTCTGCCTTTTTCATACCTGACTGCAATTCCTGAAAGTCCTGTGTAGGTACTTTTATTCCGGCCTTCACCTGACATTTAGTGATCGCCTGTTTCATTTTCTGGAACACAGAAACCTGCTTTTTCACTGACTCTGTCGCATCATCCATTTTCATAGCCTGTTTGACTTTTGATGTTTCAGACTTAACAGAATCACTGACGTTTTTGGTCACTTTCTGGGCTTTTTCCATTTCTTTCTTGTAAGAAGCTGTGGACGCTTCCAGAATAACTTTCAGTTTTGCAAGTGTATCACCCATACATTTTCACCCCCTTCCCGACAATAAAATAAGCAGGGTTACATTCCCTGCTGCCTTCGTCTGTTAAATTCATCAGCCCACCGTCTGCGCTTGTCCCTGTAATCGGCAAGTTCTGCTTCCAGCTTCTGATGTTCATAATTTTCTTTATCTTCTTTGAATGTTTGTGGGTAAAAATCCCATGGATTACAAAGTTCAGCCTTTTCATTGAACAAGGTTGAAAGGTTCAGTGTCAGAGCCTTTGACAGAATAAAGTTATCACTGATCTGCTGTTTCCTATCTCTTGCTCTGCATCTGACATAACTCTCCATCATATCCATAATCTCATTTAAAGTGGAATCCCAAAATAATTCAGGCCGTATTCCACAATCTAATGCATCCGGGTAAATCGCCCACAAATATTCGCTTGTAGTTGTTACAGTTCTTCGTCTGTTGCTTCCAGAATTTCCGCTGCCATCTTCGGCGTAAAAAAACCGGATACCGCCAGAGTCGGAATCACAACATTTTTGTACAGATCAATCTGACTTCCACCCTCTTCAACATATTTGTCAAACAGGTTCAGAATATCATCATACTTAACCCCATGTTCCCACGGAAGCATTGCCGCCTGGATGATAGTAAGCATTACAGATAATGCCGGCATATCATCCACCAGATGCATGACGTTACATTTATATTTATTTTCCAGCTTTTCAATATTAGACGCTTTAAGTTTCAGACGGTAATCTCTGCCGCCTACTGTCCAATAATGAAAAGGCTTTCTTTTATTTTTTTCTTCATCCAAATCTACAATTTTTGTTTCTTCTTTCTGATTTTTTACTTCTTCATCTAAACCGCCCATGTTATATCCTCCTGAATTTTCTTAATAAAAGACCCGGTATTATGCCGGGTCTGTGTAAGTAATATCTGTCTGTACAGTCATGGTTACCTCAAATTCAATTACACCATTGACACCGCCGCCTGTACGTTTTACGGACACTGTAGCACCAAAATCCAGAGTTGTTTTATCTGGATCAGTTTCTCTGAAATACAGTACTGTTCCATCCTGATCTGCTTTTCTCAGTGTACGATAAGGACTGTCTGCTTTCGTGTTGTCATATTTAAACTTATATGTCATTTCAGGCAGATCACCGATACCTTTTTCATACACTTTATGCTTATCTGTCAGAACTGTATTATCTACTTTTTCAGGATCTGTTCCAACATCCGGGATTTCCTTCAGTCCTGGTAAGTCAGTATAGGGTGTAGAACTGCCAGAAGGGGCTGTCTTAGAGTAACCCAGTTTTGTACCATTTGCTAACATTTATCTTCACCTCTTTCTTAATTCCAGTACACTATGTCGGAACTCATGTCAATGATTCCCTCATAGCGCATTACTTTATGTTTCAATCCGCTTGGATCTGGTGCATCACCGCAATAGGTTCTCACCAGACCTAAAGCAGAAACAGCAGCATCAACTGCAAGGGCTGTATCAGATGTGTTCTGATTGTGCCATATATCAATCTTGTATGATACTTTAGCCTTCTGTTCAGCATTGTCAGTACGTTCCCACACACTGTTATTTTCTTCTACATACTGAATTGTTGGGAAGTTCGCCCAGTCTTTCGGATATGTGTCTGATACATTCTCAGTAACAGTGAGAAGTGCTGAATATACCTGATCTTTTACATTTTTCATCTTGTCACCTTTTTCAAATCTTTTTCGAGTGCCGCTTTAATTTCCTGTGTCACATCATCCTTCAATTCTGCAAAAGCAGGGTACATGAAAGGCTGCGCAACCTGACCTTTTGTATAATATCCAATGACTTCGCCGTCTTTCCCTTTTGCGATACCAAAACCATACTGTTCGGCATCATCTGGTGACATTGCATCAGCTGGTATCATCCAACCCGACTGGGAATATACAGGGTCAACGTCCGGGGATATACCGTTGTGATGCGCTTGTCCTGTGGGACCAGTACCAAACTCAACATAAGGTGCATACTCTGAATTGGTGTATATCTCACTGTGAATCAAGTCTTCCTGTCGTTCTGTACTAACATGGATTGACTGTCTTAATGATCCACCCCCGGAACCGTACCTTCTGACAGGACATAATTCTTTAGCTTGTGCCTGAATGCGTAAAGCCTGTTCGTGTACTTTTGACTGTAAACCGCCTTCAGCCATATCAACAAGCCCTGAAAATTTCTGCATCAGATCATCACTCATATCTTCTCTAACTCCATCTTTAGTTGTCGGTAAGGTTTAATTGCAATGATCCGGTAATCTGGATTAGATTCTTCATCAGCAAAAATACAGATTCCATCCTGTTCTCTGAAAACTAAGTCATTGCCGAAATCAAAAGAAGCACCCTGTTTTTCCTTTATAATCTGATACGCACCATCAAGTTTTAGGTTCAGTATATAGTTCAGTCTATCTCCATATTGCTGAACCTGCACTTTACCAGATGCAGGCCACTGTTCCCCTACAAAGGGGACCCCTGTTCCCCATTCTTCTGTTGAACACCCCTCTTTATCTTTCTTTGAGATTCTCTTTTTCAGATAAAATGTGTTTAGTCTACTTCTTTTTATTCTCATAAACCTTACCACCTACCCGGCAAATACGATAACGATTAAGGGTGTCAAAAATCTGCTTCGGTGCGTCATTGAAGTTATAGGTTTCTCCACCCTCTGACCTACTGTTTTCACCCTCTGTCCCCATACGATTTAGAGCAATCACGGCAAGATCACGAACAGGCTTTTCAAGTGGCTGTATGATTTTTGTACGCATTGTATAAGCCAATACGAAAGATTCTGCATCATCAAGAAGAACAGCAATCAGTTCTTCATCCTGTTCACCTGTCAACTTCTCTACAATACGCACATCAGACGGTCTTACCATCCGCATTCACCCCATTTTCTGTTTTTCCTTTTCTTTTTGGTTTGGAATCAGTTACAACAGGGACTTTTGACCAGCCATCTAATAACAGCTGGTCAATAATTCCCTGTGAATCATCATCAATGATTCTTTCAACATTTTCCTTAATCAGAATCATTTACATCTCCTCACTCAGCGTCTTTGATTGATACAAATACAGAATCAATCTTGTTTTCAAGCACCCACAGATCATGATGTCTACGATAATTCATCTTCCAAGCATCTGCATCCTGGTTCTGATCCGGTGTAAAGATTTTCATTTTGTCCTGTTTTGTTACCGCAATCGGTGTAGTTCTTGCAGTAACGATAAAGTTGATGTCTTTTGCAGTAGTGCCTTTGATATAACCACCTGCTTCCTGACCTTTTGTTTTACCGTCATACAGGGTAATTGCAGAATACATTCTGTTTGACGGTACAGAAATAAATGGTACACCGTCAATAGATGGTACCTGCGTATTGATTCCACCCTGAGAAAATGTCATTGCTGTAATCTTACCAGCGAGTTCCAGTTCCAATTCAGTAATGAAATCAGAGGTTGCCATAATAACGAGCGGACCATTGTATCCGCAATCACGAACAGCCTTGATACCTTCTTTTGCTTTTCTGAGGGCAGATGTGTTTGCTGCTCCAGGTGTATAACCATAAGTTACCATACCTGCTTTTTTTGCAGTGACCGCAGTAGATGCCAACTTAGAAATACGGTATGCATCAATCTCAGGTACCACATGCACTCTCTGAAATTCTCCCATAACCGCAGCGGCAGTTGTCACAAAACCAGTTTCGTCAATATCCATTGCGTCAAGCTGGAATTTACGTCCTCTGTCCTGTGTCATTGTGAGTGTTTCGTATGCCATAGTAGCACCACCCATAACATACCCGTTGTCACGGTCATAGTTTGCGAGTCCCTGAACAGACAGTTTCGGAATCTTTACTTCTTTACCGCCGTTGTAAATAACCTGTCCTGAATTGGCATCCATCCAACCAGTCACAGCTTCCTGTACAGCTAACTTGTCAAGAGTACGCTGAAACAGGGTTTCAGTTGCTAATGTATTAATAGCCATATATGTTCACCTATCCTTTTTTCTTTAATATCCACGCATTAATGTTTCAATCTGCGTTTCCAGTTCTTTGTTACCTTCTGGTGCTTTTTTCTGAGGGTCACCGCCCTTTAATTTTTCCTGAACAGCTGCTTCAACAGCTTCCTGAAAAATCTTTTCGACAGTAGCAATAGATTTATTGCAGCTGTCAGCATCTGTATATACCAGCAAGTCAGCAAGGGAAGCTGGAAGTTTCTTTTCTGCAAGTGTGTTTTTAGCTTCTGCTTTCAACTCACTTCTTGTAATTGCCGCTTCTCTGTCTGCAAGTTCTTTTTCCTTTTTCTGCTGCATATACTGCGCTTTTTCATCTTTGTTCATTTTTGCCAGCTTTTCAGCTTCTGACAGTTTGTCATTTGTCAGGGCTTCCCATTTCTCCTGGGCCTTCTGAACAGCTGTGTGAATTGCTTTGTTGACTCTTCGGTCAAATTCTGCCTGGTTCCCTTCCCCTTTCAGGAAATCGTCAAATGACTGTGGTTTATCATCACCAGATTTACCACTATCATCACCTTCACCACTACCGGATCCACCGCCGTTACCAGAATCATCACCGGAACCAGCACCGTCCCCTTCTGCGAAAAGCTGTAAATTCATAGGAACCTTGCATTTGCACTGTGTAAGTGCTCTAAAAACTTTATTTCTCATATTTATCCTTTCCGCCCAACCTATTCCCGTGATGGGCCTGGGTCATTCGTCTTAGATTTACAGTTCTTTAACGTCTGTCTGAAAAAGACAAAATAAAAAGACCTTTCGGTCTTTATTTCTCTACTGCTTTATTTTCCACTGCTTTTGCTGTGGTTGTTTTCTCTGTTACAATTTCAACCATTCCTTCAGCCACAAGGTGTTTTGCTCTTTCTTCTGATACTTCCCAAACTTCATCAGGAAAACGCTGCATCTTGTCAACTGGCTGAGTCACATCATTAAATCTCTGAATACATTTAACTTTTACCACTGGTTTTTCCCCTTTCTGTTATTTTGCAAATACCCAATCTTCTGCAAGCATATCAGCCTGTGACGCTAACCATCCCATCTGCACACCGGATGTTCCGACAAAAGCCACTGCCATGTTTCCAATTGTGTCATGTTCACAATTTACAATTTCACCATCAGCAGTTTTATATGAGATTCCCGTAGCAAGCTGAATGTACTGTTTCTTTCCATTCCAACCTTTTCTTGCTACATTCATACCTCTTTTCAGATACTTAATTGCTTCCCCAAATGAAAATGTTGCTTCTCCACCAAGTTCAGGGCAGTTCTGGTTATCTGCAATTACCCAATCATCACATGCAACATTAGAAAAGGTGTAATCTACCACCTGTGTTTCTCTAATGTCCATTTCTTCTCCATCCTTCGTGTGCATGATAATTGTCTTTTTCTCTGGATCCCAGAACCAAAATCCACCCCAACTAGGAAGTTTTACTTTTGCACCCTGTTTCATACACTCAAATGCTTCTGAAAATTTCATTATTGTTTTTTCCTTTCTCTATAATCTTTCTTCAACAGCTCCCACTTCTCAGGCTCCTGGTATTTTAGTTTCTGGAACCCTGTGAATGATGCAGGTACACCGTCAATACCTGATTTCTTATACTTCTGATATTGCGCTTGGTCAGAAGCCTTATTTTGTATTGCCTTTTCCTGCCCTTTCGCCTTCGGGTTGTCTTTTACATATTTTTTATACCATTCCTCATAAGTCATGGAAGCTGGAACAAGTTCAGTTCTGCCCGTTTCCGGGTTCAGTGCTCGTCTTTTCAGTTTTTTTATATCATCCTCTGATATGACTGCAATAGTGGTACTCCTGCACCACGGATGCATAGGTGGGTAATTCTTTCCAACCTGTCTGTCCTTCAGGAAAAACCTTTTCCCATCCAATGACCGACATATCTCAGATGTACGCAAGTCCAAGGTTGCAAGAAACTGATACTTTTGCAGATCACATTCTTCATATGCTTCTGCATTCAGTTCCCCAGAAACAAACGCTGCTTCTGTGCGAACCAAACGCCTTGCTTCAAAAATCCCCTGGTCAAATTTATTTGCAATAATTTTCACGGCTTCATTTTCAGGCCGCCCAGTAATCAGATCAATCAGTAGTTCTTCTTTAATTGCTTTTGTCAGTGTTTTGCTATTCTTCCATAGGCGTTCAGAATAATGCTTTCCACTCCAAGGCATAGAAATGACTTTATCAATCTGTTTCTTGTCTATATGAGCAAAACTGAAAGCATATGACGTATTGTGCTGTATCTCATAAATCTGTCTGTAATAAGAATCATTCGCCAGATCCACAAAAAAATCACCAGCAAGTATTTTTTCCTGCTGGTAAACATTGTTCATCACAATATCAAGCTGATTCTGTATCTGTCTTAATCGGTCAATTCTGAACTGGTACGCTGGTGCATCCAGCTGTGCCAGTATTTCCCGGTTCCTACCATCCTGCTCTAACAGCCTTTTCAATTCTTCCAGTGATGAAGAATCCTGTAACTGACTAATCAGCCGCCTTGCTTCTGCTTCTGTTAAACCGTGACTGTTCTGATACCTGTCAAATATCTTTCTTGACTCATATATCAGCCATTTAGACGCTTTTCTATACAACGTGGCTATTTCATCCGCTGTCTGTTCAGCATCAGTCATATGATGATATATGAGATAATTCGCCCTATTTATCCAGTATTGTTCATTATTCATTTACCTTTCCATCTTTCTTTTTGGAATCCTTTTCATCATCCTGACTGTTATCAGGTTTATCACCAGAATCAGATGTATCTGTATCATCCGGCGGTGTGTTTGCCGTCATAGAAAACATTTCCTGCTGCCGTTTCAAATCATCCTCTGCTTCTTTCTCCACAGTTCTCAATTCTTCCTCTGGATCATCTACAAAAGGAATCTGGGCCAGTAACGTTTTCTTTCCAACCTTACCCCACAGATTAGATACAATCTGACTGATCTCTAGCAGGTTTTTCGGTAATGCCCTGGTGAAGGTGGGTACAATACCAGCCACATCAAAATTGATTCCCTTATTTGCGTAAAAATTAGCAAATATTCTCAGTCTCTTTCTCAGACCCTTTTTGTAATACCGGGTCTTAATCTTGGTTATGTTCTCCATCCCCAGCAGCTTAAATTCCATAGCCACCCCGGAAACATTGCCGCCAAAACTCTCATCTGACATACAGGGAATATGTGAAAACTTGTGTATATCCTGCTCAATTGCTTTTTTCAGTATCTCCACACCGTTTTCATCAAAGGTTCTTGTCAGATACTCTGCTTTCGTACCGTCAGGCAGTTCCAGAATCTTCTTTTTCTTCAGTTCTTTCTGTGCTTCGTCAGCAGAATCACTGATCTTGTTCCCCTCTTCATCATACTCATCACCATCTGATAACAGTGTCCCATATATGGCAAGGATAGCATCAATAAACTGTTCCTTGTCCGTTACACGGTCACTCATCAATGCGTTGTATGCATCAATCAATGGTATCTGTAACTCAAAGTCACCCAGCCCCATCTTATTGTTTAGGTACTCAATGATGGGGACTTCACCTTTGTAATGTGGTTCACCCTGTTCATAGGTGGGTTGAATACCATCAACGTTCTGAATATTCAGAATGTACTTGTAATGTTCCGTAACCACAGTTGCAATATACTTTGTATCTGTCCGGTCAGAAGCATCACGTTTTGCATAGTAATATACAGCAAATAATTCATTCTGCTCAATCGTATCATCATACACAACAAAGGTATTCGCTGGTGACAGGTTTTTTATCATCAGATCTGTTTCATCCTTTTTGGTGTAAATGTATTCATAAGCCCTGCCGAAAATAGATAAATCCAGACCATTGTCACCGTCAGCTTCATCTGCCCCAGCGTATTCTAACTTATCCGTCAGGTCTGTAATATCTGTCTGTGCCTTATATGTAACCGGGTTACCGATAAAGTATGAACTGGCAGTATCAGAAATATCTTTTGCGTGATTACATACCAATTTGTTTTCCCGGTTCTTATCGTTCAGAATCTTGTGTTTTCCCTCATAGTAATCTTCAAGAGTAATCAGGTGATCCACAAAACTCCTGTGCTTCAGTATCAGGTGCCGGATAACCTGCTTATCAATACTCAATTCATTCCAGTTCTCAGCTGGTAATGTAAATACATGCATAACTATCAACCTTTCATAGTTTTCAGCTTTGCCAGCTGATTACTCAAAATCGTATAAACAAAGTACCTGACAGCATCCATTGCGTGATCGTGCTGTTTCACTGGTTTATCTTCTCCCCTGTCTGCTGCCTTTTCATCCCAGATGTATGATTGAAACTCAGCAATAGTATTTTCACAACTGTCACAGAAGAACAGTTTTTTAAGGTTCAGCAGTGTAGCAACCAACCTGATACCATCCAGTACATCATTTCTTGCTTTCAGTACTTTATATTTTCGTTTTCTCAGTTCCGCAATAAAAGAAGCAGCTGATGGATCCACAATCATTGCCCTGATTTTGGTATCACCTAGCCACTTTTTCAAGTCTTCTGCATATTCTGCATCAGTTTTCTGTTTTGACTTGTCACGTCCTGAATAGTAATATTCCCGGATGCAGTACCAATTCCCATCAGTGGCTTTATTCCACAGCAGAAATACAGTAGCATTCTGGGTACCATAGTCACATGACACATATCTGCATGAAGGATTATTTATCAGTTTACCTTTTATTTCATCATATTTGACAATATGTTCATCTTCACTGAACATATCATAAATAATTCCCTCAGCAACAGCCCATAACCCGAGGATGTACCGCTTGTAAAACACCCCAGTGTACATGCTCCTGTATCTTGTCTTGATTTTCTCAGACAATGACAGGTTATCATCCATTGTAAAATGCAGATACAGGATGTTCTTTTCCTTGCATTTGTTAATCCAGTTCTGTTTGAACCAATGATACGGGCCGTCAGGGTTACAGTTGAACCACATCTTTGAGCCATCAACCGAACAACGTCCAGTAGCCTGATTGACAAATGATTCCGGCATCAATGCCACTTCATCAAAGAACACACCGGCCAATGTGATACCCTGCACCAGATCCTGTGATCTTTCATCTTTACCACCGAAGATATAATAAAAGTTTTCTACATCCCCACGACTGACTACCAGAAGGTTATCAGCCCTGTGATCCGTAACAGAATAACCCCTGCTTCTCAACATCAGCTTCAGCCAGAACAGCACATTTCGCCTGAATGATCCGATAGTCTTACCACACATACCGAAGTTCTGCCCGTCAAAATTGGACATTGACCACATGACAAAGGATAAGCACATTGATATTGTCTTTCCTGATCTAATAGCACCATCTGCAATTATTCCATCTGCATCTTTTACAGGTGAGTTATCACACCACCAATTCAATACCTTGCGCTGTTTCTTTGAGAATGGCTGAAACTTAAATACCTGTTTCTTCATCATTCCAATCCTCAGCAGCAGAAGAATTTAATGCTTCCAGGAATCCATCATCCGCTGTTTCTTCAACATCATTCAGTTGGGCTTTTGCTTTCATTGACTGGATCCTTGTCTTCTGTTCTTCAGTAGCCAGTTCCCAGTTAGCATGAAGCATTTCATCATACTGTTTTATCATGCGGCTTAATTCAGCCTGCGCCCTTGCCTGTGCCTTTAAGAAATTATTCTGCTTGTCCCATGCTTCCTGTACTTCCCAACGTTCCTCTGATACAGTCTCACCATCTTTCTCACCAATCTTGTTGATGGTTCTATCTTGGTGATCCTTAACATAGGCTATTCGCTGTGCTCTCACAATGGCAGCATACGCAATCTGTATCTGGTGCCATAACAGGTCAAGAGGATCTGCATGTTCAATTGCGTCAAAAATCTCTTTCGTCTCATCCGGCAAATACTTAGAAAAGAATCCATACTTCTCAGCGTTCTTATTTTCTGGTGGGCCAGTGCCACCATGGCCCTTTGCATTTTTATTACCTGGTTGACCGCCTCTTTTTCTTTTGGAACGTTCCGTATTTTTTTGGAACGTTCCATTCAATTTATCGTTCCAAGAATCTTTTGATTTCCACCCACGAACTGTACCGGGTGAAATATTTAATTGACTTGCAATCTCAACTAAATCAATATTTCCTTTATGTTCTTTATAAATTTCAAATGCCTTATTTCTATTGGGATCTCTTGCCCTTGCCAAGCCCCACCACCTCTCATTCGTTTCATTTTGTATATCGAAAAGTCCGGGAAGCTGTAAAGGAGGAAACAGCTATATTTCCCGGACAAAGTAAAAAGCACATCCCCATGACAAAAGGATATGCTTCATGTCTAATTGAACAGTCTACACAATATCAGCTTTCCTGACTCACATTCAAGTCAAATCAGACTGCTTTTATATCAACTCTGACTCAGATTATGTCATTCATTTTCTGATGTAACTAGTTTTGTAACCAATTGTAACTCGTTTGTAACTCATTTTACACTAATCAGTTACACTCTCAGCCCTTGATTTTACTGGGTTTCCGACATTTTTGTAACTAATGTAACTAATTTTTACTATATACTATTATATATATATTATTTTTATTACTTCTTACTGATATACATTATTAAAAATAATATAATAAGAACATTGAAAAAATGAGTTACATTAGTTACATCCAGTAAAATCAAGGGATAAATGAGTTACAAAACCAGTTACAAACTAGTTACAAACGCCCAAACTAGTTACAAAAACATAAAAACAGAGGGTCAGCACTACACCAACCCTCAATGTTTGTCATACATCTGCATTTATTTCCTGCTCATACATCTGATAAAATTCGTTCAATGCCGCTCCATGAATATGAAATAAATATCTCACATTGTAATTCATATCATCAGATATCTGGTTCCAGCTTTTCAGTTCAACATATCTTTCATATAAAACAGAGATATGTACATCATCCGGTAACTCATTAATCTGTTCACAAATTCTTATCTTCAGTCCAACCAGATCATCAATTTTATTATTGATTTCATCCTCTTTTTCTGAAATCTTTGCAAACAGTTCTTCATAACGACTACTTCCAGATTTACTGGTCTGCACTTTTTCACCAGTACCAGGACTGCCAATAGTATACAGCATACCTTTTAAGTTTTCTTTCTGCCGTATCATTCTGTTTATGGCTGCATCTTTCTCCCTGATCTGGTTCAGATACTCTTTTGCGGTCATTCCACAACACCTCTTTCCTACTTAAAGATACGCCCTGATTTCTTATGTCTCAGTGTGACACGTCCGACAATCTCAAATCCTGCCAGATCAAGCAGCAGTCTGAACGACTGCATAACCTTATGGTTCAGCTTATCAATTTCCTGCTCCTGTTTCTTGGCAGATCCCATTGCAACACCTGCCGTCGGATCCGAATAACCCTCACTGTTCTTATAACTCATTCTCATCATCCCCCAACTCATTAACTTCTCCAATATTATCTGCTTCAGCTACGATAAGGGCTGTTAAGAACACCCCCATTGTAAGTCCACTGATGAAACACAATGCCCCAATAATAAAGTACCCCACATTATCTCCCCTTTCCGTGACCTCTGAGAAAATGATCCAGTAATCTGTCACGCCAATCTTCTCTATGTTTTTCACAGAAATCCTCATCATCTACTAAGATTCCCTTGCGATCACAAAAACCATCTTCGTTGTCAATACATGTCCGACATGTCTTATCAATCATATCTTTATCACTCCCTTACAAATATCTTTCTGACCGTGTTATCTATTCTGCTGGATATAATTTCAAGGTGAAGTCTTTTCTTGATCTGCTTACTGAATACAATCTTACCCATAGGCTGCATATTATTATCTGCACAGAATACCTGATATCTTTTATATACGTCTGCTGTTGCTTCGTTCTCAATACTTTCAATGCCATTATCTTCAATGAATGCTTTAATAGGGTTGTTCTCATTTTCGTATTCATCCAACTGCTGCTGAACTTTTTTCGATTTAGTGAAACCATTATTTTCAATGATTCTTTTCAGTCCATCAATACCAATCTTAATCATGTATTCTACTGAACTTTGTTCATTCAGTTCATACTTAATATAAGGACGGAATTTAGGGTCAATTGTAACTCCATCTTCCAGATACTTTGAGAATCTGGCATTAAATGGGATAATAACTAAACGTCTGAGAACTGCGCCAGTTTTGTCTTTCATTCTTGGAATATCATTGGCACTGAACAGTAGCTTTGTATATGGGTTAAATTCAAACGGATCCTGACCTTTTCTTTCAGCCTTGATTCTGTCACCAGTAACAATTTTCTTAAATACTGCCACCTGAGAACCTTGCAAGAAATCATCACCGATATCATCACCTAAATTTGCCAGCTTTCCGAATATCATAGATGTACTGAACCTGTCCCCCAGTTCTTTCAGATCCAATGCAGATGTGTTTGCTTCACCAAGAATTGTTCTTATGCAGCTTATAAATGTAGACTTTCCATTTGCTTTATCACCAGTAAGCATAAACGCCTGTCCTAATTCATTCTTTCTGTAAAAGCAATAACCAATAACTTCTTCCAGCAACATCCTGATAACCGAATCATTACAGGCAAGCCTGTTCAATGTATCATCTGCCAGTTCATTGTAAGCATCCGGGTTATAGTCCCACGGTATCTTATTTGTAATAACCAAATCAGAAGTAAACGGTTGCATCTGATCTGTAACAATATCGTAAATACCGTTCTGGAACGCTATATAACGGGCATCTGCTGCCGTTTTTTCTTCGGCTATTAATTCTAACAAGTCTAACACTTCCCGGCGTTGCGTCTTCTTCAGGTTCGGTATCTGCTGGATCATCACCTTCTCAATCTCCCGGTACCCTACCTGATAGATTCCATCTTCATATACATGAAGCTGACCATTGATTCTGACTACATTACAGTTACTTTTTAACCAATCTGCAAAACGTTCAAATAAAAATGTAGTACCGTTGAAGAACACAGGTTTCTGAAAGGCTTCATCCCTAAGGATCACTTCCAGTTCTTCATCAGAAAGTGATTCTTTCAGGACGTATTTATTCAGGATCCTGATAGCTTCCCGTGTTTCATCCACCGTAAAACCATTTGCTGTAAGTGTCAGAATGTAGTTGAACAGTGCCTGATTCCTACCATCTCCTGCATCCATATCAATAAAATCAGTGGCAGCCTTTACAGGAAGCATCCATTTCGGTAACTCTTGATATGTACCACCTTCTTCAATATCCCATTCAATGAAACGTTCTTCACCATTGATCTTGATAACCTCATATGATGTTCTGGTTCCACATTTGATGTCTGCTGTCAGTCCAATAGCAAGCGGCACATGTGTGTGGTTCCTTGTTACCTGATGATTTTTGAACAGGAAGTGCTTTCCTCTGGTAGTCTGGTATACTCTGCAATCAAGCTGATAGTCTTCAACAATATCCATCATGATTTCTGACTGTTCATAATCATCAATGTCTATCAGGATAGTGTCATTTTCCAGAACGCCCCCGAAACCGGGAAGATCTTTCACCTGCTCATAAGTCTTGAACCTGGTCTTATTCTTAAATTTTTCAACTGCTGCTTTTCCTTTGGTTTCAATATATCCTTTATAGAGCATCCCTCAACCACCTACTTGTCCCATTCTTTGATACATTGCGTATGTATAAAAATCTCAGTCCCACGCTTTGTTTTTACATATTCAATATCAGGATCCTTTTCATATATCTGTTTACTGCATACCGGACATATACATGTCCAGTTGTAATCTTTTTTCTTTAATGCTTTGTATCTATTCCACATTTGCACTTTTGTCATTTGAACATTTGCCATCATCCCCACCTTTCCGGTACTATGCTGCAATACCAAACTGTTTCAATCTTCTTTTTGCTAAGTCTATATACCACTGTTTGTCCAAGTTCTGCGGTACCTTTACCCCATTTACATCATCATTGTATATAAAGCAATGATCTGGTGTATCTGCGAACTTTTCAGGTTTACCACGGGAACCGCCGCACTTTAATATCCTACCATCCTGCAACTCATTTGAAGCAAATACCCGATAAGACTTATATGTATACCGCTGAGTCTTAGGATAATCGTAATATGTATGTTTTACCCTGACACCCTCAACACGCTGGACAGGTATACAGTGTTCATGTTCTACATGTGAATATTTATCTGACAGTTTCACTAGCTTCTGAAACTCTTTCAGATCATCACACTGATTTATTGTCTGTTCCACTGGTATCTTTTTGACCATATAATCAACAAGGGCTTTATTCAGAATTGGAAGATCATAATCAACCGCTGAAAGACCTTTCAGATACTTACCGATTCTTTCCACATCACCATCAGCTGAAATCCATAAGTAATTGTTTACATCCTTCTGATAGATTTCAGAGATATTATCAAGTTCCAACAGGATAGAACATTTATCTGTACTGCAACGCTGTTCCCACTCCCAGCAGATATCATCAACCATTTCAAACGCTTCATCAGTGTCAGGAATCCAGATAATAAGACCATCCGTATTTGACTGGATCAATTCAAACCCAGGTATTACTTCCAGATGTTCAATCAGATCCAGCAACATAAGCTGACCATTGATACACATGCAGTTGTTATTTCGTGGATCATATGCAGGGTTCGTTTTATCTTTCATGGCACCTGACAACGCATTAAGCATTTTCTTATATGGTAACTGGGCCTTTTTCCATTGTTTAGCCAGTGGTTTATTACCTGCTTTTGCCGCCTGAACTTGCGCTTTCTTCATTTTCTTTCTGGTCACGTATACCTTCGGATAGTTGTCATTACCTGCTGCCCTGGTGACAAGTCCCCATGCGATCAGCATTGAAGGATAGTAGTTGTTCACATCAACGTGTAATATCTGCCCTGTTTTATGAATTGGTTTTTCAGTTGCACCATGCAAACCACCGAAGCCAAATGTATGAGGAATCCCAGCAACTACCGTTTCCAATGAACGGTTATAAAAATATTTCTGCCACCGAAAAGAATCTGTCCAGTCGCACTTTTCCATCTCTGACTTCCATTTCTTTTTCAGCTTTATACTATTGGCTTTCTCATAGTTTTCTTTGGCTTTTGCATAATTTATCTTCATTTCTTCAGTACAGTCTTTTACCGCTGTACTGAACCAATCCTGAACATATTTGTATTTGTTCAGTCTCAGACACGGAAGAAAGAAATAATCAAATTCATCATTGAAGTCCTGTTTTGTACACCCAAGAACTTTTGCTGTGATTCTGGCTTCACTGCTGCCGATATCGGATACACTCACATATTCCGGGAACGCCTGTACAATTCCATGCATGGCATTAAATACATCTACATTTTCCAGAAATACTTTTATAGTTTCTTCAACATCATGCCGGCAGTAAAAAACTGTCTGTTCTATTTCTTTCTCAGTCAGCTTTCTTTTGATATCAAAGGGTACTTCTGTTTCCTTGATATTACTACCCATAAAACCTTCCATGGTCTTCAGACCAACAGGTGGGTTAGGCATAACATCATAATTTATCATTGGAAGTTTATTAAATACTCTTGAATACTGCCAGCCTTCTTTTCCCTGAATGATGATCCAGTCATTGATCTTCTTTGGATCCAATCCCAACAGAATCCCTTTCATGATGTATTGGTCATAATGACGGTTGTTAAATCCAACCCATATATTACTCATATTTCGCTCATATAAGGTTCTTAACTTATCCTTGTCATTGATTATCACGTGTTCTTTTTGATTCGTCACATCAATGAAAACTGCAAGCCAGTCACGTTCAAAAACCTCAAAATCGTAAAATATCATCCTGTCACCTTTTCAAATGCAGGGTGGAATAACATATTGCTATCCCACCCATAACTTAATTAGCAGTCAAACACCTCATTGATAGTGATAGGGTTGAAGTCTTTTGCGGCCCAATCAACCTCAGCTTCAACCTTTCCCTGCACTTCCTGAAAAATGTCAAGAACACAATCAGCAAAGTCAGAATAATTGTAAAATTCCGGTACGGTTTCTGTTTCCAGCTTGTCAAGCCATGTGCAAACGGACTTGATAGCCTTACCATCATTCCATTTTTCAGAAGTCTTGTTTCCAGAGATTACACGATTGAAAAACAGCAGTCTGCCTTTATGCGGACCTTCTTTGATCTTGCACTGTACCGCAAACATCAGCTTGTCTTTCGCTTTTGTCGGCTTAATTTCCATTTTATCGAAGCCAACAATATAAGTACCATCCGGGACATCCTCAAATGAAGAAAGATCTGCATTCTTTACTTCTTCCTGTAATGCGTCAAGATCAACTTTCTTGTCAAATGCACTGAAATCTACTGCCATAATAATTCACCTATTTAACCTTTCATTTATATAAATTCATTTGTTATCTGATTACTGTCTGGTTCTGCGTCTTCTCTGCCCTCTGACCGGTGGTTCCGGTGCATTCATTGCACCTTCAGTTTCTGGTGTTTCCGGTTTATCAGATTCAGGCTCAGTTGCTTCTGGTTCTTCCTGAACTGGTTCAGACTGTTCAACTGTCTGTTCAGCGGTCTTTCTTTCCTTGCGTGTTCTTCTTGGTGGTTTCTGTAACTCAGGGGCAGGTACACTTGCAGCCGCTTCTGCCGCAACATCAAAATCAACTTCTTCAGAATCACCTGCTGCTTCCTGAATTGCTTCATCTACTTTTTCCTGATACTCCACAAGTTTCTCATGGTTTTCAGCTTCTACCTCAGCCCTGCTCTTGCGTGTTCTTGTAGTCTTTTCAGCTTTTTCAACTGGTTCTGCTTTCTGTTCTGCTTTCTGTTCTGCTTTTCTGGTTCTGGAACGTCTGCCGGAAGCATCCGGTTTTTCAATATCACCTGCTACTTTCTGGTCCTCTTTGTCCATTTCTTCATCTGACTTATATGTACCCAGTTCATAATAATTTTTAATCTTGTCGTACACATAGTTCAGATCATTATCAATGGCGTAATTCTGGAACATTCCAAGAGGTGACTTAACTGTATCTTTTCCGCTGTTCTGAGTGTAAAAATAATATTTAGCTTCATATACACCAGTTCTCAGAACGATTGTAAACAGTCCTTCAATAGTGATTTTCTCTCTTAACAGTTTTCCGATCAGCTTAACTGTAGTCAGTCCATTGTCCAGAGTTTCCAGATGGGTCATATAAGCAACTACCACATCATCCGGTAAATCTTTGCACACATCAATGATCTCAAAGTAATTTGCACCGAAATCATTGTACTTGTCCCATCCAGTTTCCTTGATTCTGTTCATGTAAGGGATGGCAAGGATATACTGGAAATCATCAACCACGATCAGCTTTTTACCAGCTTTGACCTGTTCCTTCATGTACTTGATAATTTCTCTTGCATCTGTCACATTATCAAGTGTTTCAAAATGATTCTTGAATGGTAATGGTTTACCTACTGGATTTACTACTGCTGTAATAGCCGGATCACAATTTCTCATGCTGGTACTTTTACCAGTACCAGACTCACCCATGATTAATACTTTCTGTGCCATAATTCTTATACCTCTCTTTCTTATTCTTCATCCTCTGGATTGTTATTACCCTCAATGACCTTACTGGTCCACATATCAGCCCAGTGAAGGATCATATAAAGCTGTGTTTCATGCCCCTTGACACCATAGTTTGCAGTTTCATACAGTCCATCATGGTATCTGATGGCAAATTCTTCATCCTCTGTCAGATCAATGAACAGGGTTGCAAGTTTAATTGATCTGGTTGCATGATCCAGCGGTAACAGTGACGGATTACGTTTCCATGGTTTAGCATCTGACTGTTTACCGGATTTCAGGATGTTAGGAATGTACATCTGTTTTCCATAATCGCCACATTTACCAAAATCATGCAATAAGGCGGCAATCACTACACTATCCTTGATTTTGTTGTAGCCTGCACCACCCAGCAGGGAGACGCCGATTTTTTCAGCAGTAAACATTACATTGACTGAATGTGCCGCCAGTCCACCTTTTTCATGTGAATGGTTTCCACCAGACGCAGGGGCTTCAAAAAATCCGCATTCTCTCATGTACTCAATCAGGTCAAGGACTCCATCACGCCCGGTCTTAATCAGTTCTTCCCTGATAATATCTGGGTAATTGTATTCAACCGCAGTTGCTTTCTCATTCGCCCCTTCTGCAACCTCATTTTCTAATGTACCTGTTGCAACCTGCTCTGCTGTCATTTCCTCAACTTTCTTTTTTGCCATGTTTATTTATCCTCTCTTTCTTAATTTTTCTTTCCACTGATCCTGAAATTCAATGTTATCCAGGTACCAGGAATTTCCCTTTGCAGTATCTGCTACAAATTCCTTGAAATTATCAAAATCTTTTGGGTACAGTAAAATCCCACGTCCACCAGCTTTTCTGATGTTCTCAAGATGATAAAGCTGCAACTCTGATGGTTCCCCTCTCGGTGCTTTTATTTCAAGTCCAAGGAATCTACCACGCATACACACCAGTAAATCGGGAATCCCACTTTTGGTATAAGCCGCACCACCCCAGTATTTCAGGAACCAGAATCCTTTTCCCTTCAGGAAGGTTTTCACCTTATTTTCAAAGTTCTTTTCTGCTGCCGTATTACTCACCTCTTTTCTCAGATTTATATGTATATCCGTTCGCATAAGCAAACAGTGTCAACCATGCAAAGTTGATACAGCAAATGATCCCAGGAATCCAGGAATAGGAATCTAACAGACTACCAAAATATAAAAATGAGATACCATTGATAAGTGTAATCAGCTTTAAAACTCTATTTTTCAAACAACTCATCTGTCAGTTCCTTCCCCTTTCTCAATGCTGCAAAATTCTTTTCCTCAAAACTGCCTTTCACCAACAGGTAATAATAAAAGCAACTTTTATCCTGTCCTATACGGTGAATACGTTTCTTTGACTGTTCCCATAAATCACAGGATCCTTTGCCAAGTGGCAGGGTGTAGTAAATGATCTTATTTGCTTTCTGAAAATTTCCACCCATTGCACCAGCCTGATACTGAATGAATGTCACGCTGTTCTCTACACACTCATAGGCATACATTGAACGCCCTGAACCATTCACAAAACTTACTTCCCGGTCAAGTGCTTCACATATTTTCCTTAGCCTTGTAAGTTCCTCATTAAAATTGTAGAAAACAATCACCCTGTCTTCTGTTGATTCCAGTAAGTCCCTGAATGCATCCATTTTCTCCTGATGGTACATTCCGCATAACTGCCTTGCATACAGAATCTTAGTAAGACTGTTATCACCTACCAGTTCCGTACCATCATCTAAAACCAGATAACCATTTTTCATGAAATGCCTGTACTCTTTGGTAGGTTTCACATAAATCTTCTGTTCAATCTGTTCAGGCAGTTCAATGACTTCCTGCGTTTTCATAAATACTGCCCCATGTTGTGACAGTTTCTTTTTCAGATGATCTACGTGTTTATACCCAGTAACAACTTCCCGTTTGAATTGCCCCTGTTCTACCCATTCTGTATCTACATAGGAAGCCCAGAATGCTTTTTTCTTTATGTCCCATCCCAGCAGCTTGCATTGTGACCACAGCTTTTCATATTTACCGGATGTTGGTGTACCTGACAACAGAACAACGCTTTCTGGTTGTAATCTCAGAATGAATTTTGCTCGCCGTGTAGTCTCATTTTGTATCAGTGAAGATTCATCCAACATCAAAGTAAAATCCTTTATATGAGTGATATATGGACGCCTGTACACCAAATCATAGTTGATAACACCGACAATCTGTTTTTTATAGTCATAGATGGTACTGGTGTCAATCAATTCCCGGAACCGTACCACCTGTGTTTTCTTTGTCAGGTTGAACACTTCATAATCTGGATAGTACTTTTCAAAGTGATCCACCCAGTCATCAATCTTTGATTTCTGGCAGACCACCAGATTTACGTCATTATTCAGCAAGTACATTTTCTCTGCACCGACAAAAGTTTTACCAAGGCCCATGTCCAAGTAATATGCGCATCTGTTGAATGATTCTGTCTGGTCAAGGGCCTGCTGCTGATGTGGCATAAAATTTAAAACGGGCATATGGTTTTTACCAGCCTGTTCACTGCTGAATATATTGCTTTATCAAAATCAGACAGATTCTTTGCAGCTTCAGGATTGTATTTGATTCCCAGTTCTTTCACTACGCTATCCATTGCAAGATCAAGCGCATACTCTGCAAATGCGTCACTAAGTTCAGGATTTCTATGTAACTCAAAATCAAGAATTATTCTTACAGACTTGTCAATTTCTTCCTGTGGTACATCCTTCCCAAATAATGCAACGCTTCTATCCACGTTACGCTGGATTCTTTCAGCAATACCTTTTTCTTTCAACATTTCTACAACTTTACTCATTACTTTTATCCTCACTTTCTACTTTGATTCCTGTACATTTCCTGAAAATTTCTGCATCAAAATTCGGTAATGACTTGATGATATCCTTGCTACCATCAGTCAGACCATCCCACCAAATCTGTGCTGACTCTGATTCATCCAGAACCTTCAGATATCCGCCTGTTGTTTCATAAGTTGGATATTTCTCTTTTTCTTCATCCGTCATATCGTATGAAGAAACCCATTCAACCACATTCTTAGGAATGTTGGTCAACGCATAACGTGCATCAGAATTGATCCAGTCACGGTAAGTCCAGTCAGTAGGTTTATCGAACAGCATAATCTTCTGTTCTTCTGTCATAAAACAACCAGTATTAAAAGAAGAAAGGTTCCAATCCCCGGTGTTGCAATCCCCGGTGTTGCGATTCCCGGTGTTGCGATTCCCGGTGTTGCGATTCCCGGTGTTGCAATCCCCGGTGTTGCAATCCCCGGTGTTGCAATCCCCGGTGTTGCAAAGACCCGTACAACCTTTTCCTGTATTCACAATTGTCAAGAGTTCCTGCCAGCTGATCTCACGTACAATCTGGATTTTGTTAGTGCAACATTTTGTATCATCTGATTCAGTATCAACCGTCCCCAGTGCAAGAACTTCTGCAACCTTATTTTCAGGATTGAAACCGTAATAACTGAAACAGTCAGATGCTTTTGTACAGAAGTGAAAACCTCTGTCACAACACTTTGGCGTTACATCTTCCTCAAATGTCTTACCTACTTCGTACTGGAAGTTTCTACAAGTCCAGTCTGGGTTAAATACTTTATAGCCTTTAATAGATTCGCTCATTGTCATTTTTCTCCTTTAATTATTCCATCTAATTCTCAGATCAATATTCAACTGCTCTTTGATTTCTTTAATGTAATCATCCCAGGTTGCCAGATCATCCATGAGATACTCAGCACCTTCTTCCATCTTGGCAATCAAACGTCTGCAACGTTTCTCACCGAAACCAAATTCGTCATGAACGGCAGCAATACATAAGATAGTGAATGTATCAATTGTCATTTCCTTGATTTTCTGTGATGCTTTATCCAAATCCTTAGCTGCCAGAGAAGTATGTATTCCGGTCACACCACGAAATTTACATTCTCTCTCTAATGCTTCAAGTCCACCTTCCTTTACAATTCTTCTGGCAAGATCAAGACCGTCTTCACGACCTCTTTCATACTCTCTCATTTTGTTCATAAGGCAATCCCCTCAACTTCTGCAAATCTCTTTGCATTGATAAAATAGGACCATCTATTGTCAGAGGTATGTACTGCATACCCCCAGGGAAAAACACCCTGCGGTAAACCTTTTCTGACCGTGTTATGGTTCATACCCATCAGTTTCGCCGCCTTCGTCACATCAAGTCTCGGGATAACGCCATCCCTAATTTCAAGCTGCGGCATAACCTGAAGTTCCTGATCCATGCCGGTGAAGTAATCAGAAGCCAGACCAAGTGACGTAGCAATGGCACTCTGGACATCTTCTGACGGGATCTGTTTACCTGACAGATACTGGCTCACAGAACCCTTACTTTTCCCGGTCATTGTTACCACCTGCCGCTGGTTCAGGTTCAGTTCCTGCATTGCCTTTTTCAACTTCTCAGCAAATTTCATTACATTTCACCGCCTTCCGGGAAATTATTGTTGTTATACTGTCGCATGATGTGCGTACAAATTTTATTGTCTACCTCACAACCGGGTGTGATGATCCGGTAAGCCTTTTTGCCATTTTTCAGGTCATTGATAAATTTTTGGTATTCTGTCATGGAATCGAACTCTATTACCTGCTCAATCCACGCTGAAATGATTTTTTTCATTGCAATTTAACTCACTTTCTGCTACTATGTAGCTGAAATATTTTTCATTTAACACCTGTCTCATGGGAACTGGTACTTCCTGTGGGACTTCTTTATATAAGGAACTTATTGATAAAATACTGCTGTCCCTTACCAGTAACTTTTGTTGTCCTGCTGATCCTGATTAAGCCATCCGGGTTATTAATCACTGTTTCCTTAATTTCAAACAGACCAAGTTCCATAGATTTCTGTGTTGGCATATTTCTACTTGATCCGGTTTTAATTAAGTACCCATTATCTCTCATCCATGTGAATAATCTACGCTGTCCAGTCTCAACACCGTTCTGCTTCAGGATCTTTGCCAGCTCTCCAATTAATATGGATGTGTGGCTTGCAGCTACTGCATCAGCAAAGGTTTCTTTGGGTTTCATCCTCTGAACATCTTCAAGTAATGCTGTATTACTTGACTTTAATTTTTCAATTTCCTTGTCAGCAATTTTCAACGCCCTTGCAAGAACCTGTTCCGGCGTATTCCATGCTTTCTCCAAGTCAATGAAGTACTGACGGTACTGTCTGCCTTTTTCAGACCTCTGGATCATGCAGATCTGCTTTGCCATATCTACGGAAATCTCATAATCTTGTAATTCCTGCCTTGCCAGGGTGTTAAATTCTTTACACCCTACATAATCAGTACTTTCCTGAAATCCGTATTGTAACTGTCTATTGAACCATGACTGAAACCTTTCAGAAATTCCCAAACCTGCATGTAAATCCCTTGCTGATACTGTCGGCTGTTCCCCATCAAAATTGATGGGAATTAACACATTTGACATTTACTGACCTTCTTTCTTTTCTGGTTTGTCTTTTTCTTTCTGCTTTACCATTGCTTCACCCATTCCCAACAGATAACCTTTATCAAACTCGGACATCTTAGGTACTGCTGTTGCAATAGTCTCAAGGATCTGTTTTTCTTTTTCTGACATAACTTTTCACTTCCTTTCTCTTGGTTATAGTCTTGCT